CACCCATCTGGTTCGTGAACAAGCAGTTTGGGACCACGCTGACTCTCCTAGCGTCGGAGATCCACAGTGTACCCACCCGCCATTGGGACTCGTTCTCGTTTCAGAACGAAGACGACGACGAGATGGTGGTGTCCGACACTGAGTGAATAGAAAAATAGTTAGATATGTAAACACGATGTTGGTAAAATTTAAAAAGGCAATAGACAAGTCAACCGAATATTTCGACGAACCTTCGGAAAAGGTTACCTATTTCATTTTGGTTATTGTATTGTCGTGGTTCACCCATTACATGATGTACACCGCGTGTCCAGATTTGTTTAAAATTAATGAAGATATACTTGATAAAAAAACCGCTGGGTTTACAGACTTTGGCTGGTTCTCAACATTCGCGTCGTTTGGATTTTATTTTGGCGAGATTATCCCCAAAAGTAATGCGATCCGATTTCTCGTGCTAATACAAATTGTCGCCGTGTGGTATATTATGCTCAGTTGATATAAAGATGAGTCTTGAATGCGCAGCTTGTTCGAACCCAATCGTTGGTCATCAATACATGTGTATGGATATTGCGTATTGTTCTGTACCGTGTAGACAACCCACGTTGACAATCCAAGAACCACATTTTTTGAACCTGCTATTATTGAACTGCTGCAAATTCGTTCGTAAATACAAAACTTAAGTATATCCGTGCTTTTAAGACGAAAGCGAGCTATGAACTTCGTGTTGAATCCCACGCAACTATTTGATTTCTCTACGTCGCACATGAAGTCGAAAAGCAGGAAAACCGATCCGGGCGGACCCCAGTCGCCTGAATCGAAATTACCCACGTTCGGGGAGTACTGCATCAAGGCCAAAACAACACTCCAGTCCGAACACGACGAGCGGTTATCATTTGAGGGGTATTTTACTGACCTCTCGGTGGGCGATCGTGTCGAGGCAAAATGCCAACAGTATCAAAAGGACGGTCGTAAGTGTGAACCGACATCTCTCTGTTTCCTGGGCCCCATGCCAGAGTGTCATCGAATAGAAATGAAAAACGATTCCGGTAAGGTCATCAAAGAATGGTACCTAATGTGACACGCTTCACCGAGGTTTAAAGGGTAGAGGTATCAAACGTGTATGTCTGGCTTACGCAAACATTTCGATCGTTGGGCGCGTCGTCGTTCGATACGGTATACACATATCTATCAGCGCACCGTTTTTGGGATATACATTACCAAATATATCAACAAATACATCAAACTACTCACCCCCGACGCCTTGGGGTGTCCAGAGCTGTTCGAGTACGTTTCGAACAACGAAGACGCGCGTACAATGTGTACGGTAATACGTAAAAAACGATGGCAAGTGATCAATACGCTTCTATCCGGATACTGCTCAAGTCGTCCCCCGGAAAGTACGCATCAGAACCACTATTCACAGTACGATGTGGTCAGGAAGCAAGTCGACGACATAATGCTTACCCGAATGAAGCAGGTTATGGAGGACAATGGTCTCTTTACCCAAGAGTTCACGCTCAACGTTTGTGAGGTCGCCGCTGCGCTGAGACAAAGCTTCGTACATAGCGAAACCACCGCCAAAGCGAAAGTGGCTGAACATTGGGTGGAACGCATGCCACCTTTGATTCTATTCTCACTCGTGTCTCTTGTTCTCAAAATGAGTAACATCGGGTACGCGATGTCCAAATGGGGGTTCGACGTGTGGGACTTCGTGGACCTATTCACACACGTCTACATGTGTTTGGTTGCGGTGTATTTGGTCTTCTTGAGGGTTCCCCAATCGATATACGCAGACGCGAAAAAATCGTCAAGCAATGTGTACATCGATTGTAAAACCAGTTTACACCTTCATTTTTTGAGAAAAGCGGGCACATACGACACGTTCATGAAGACAACAGTAGAATCCCTTCAAATGTAATCCATACTTTTCATGGTTCGCATGTCTACCGCGTGTTTTTTTTCATCATCCGCGATCTGCACAAACACTTCGTACATGTTTCGTGCCCGAGGCATGTACTGAATCGCAGAGTATGTCGGGCGCATTGTTTGCAACTTGTATTTGTTCTGTTCCGCAAATTCGCTGTACGTGTCGTACGCGTGCATTTCTAAAAGCTCGCTCGAAATATACGCCACCTTTGGCGAAACCGCAAACAAAAACAATAAAATCATATAATACGCGATCGCGACATGCCGTGTCAGCGCCCGATTCCACCAGAATCGGTCGCCGTACAGCGACTCCATTATAGACAGGTGGTGGGTTTCGTTGGCCTCTTGTTCGACGTGCTGGCGTTTGACATCACTATCCACGTACCACCAACCCAATGTCTCGTAGAGATGAAGGAGCGCCACGTACGAGAAGTATGGCATTCTCGCGACGTTTTCGAGAAACCAAAAACGATCTATGGGTTTGTCCCTATACACCACATCCAAAAGATAGCATGTCACGTCGTAACCAACACGCATCAGACGTGGGCATTGAATTGCCTCGCGCGTACGTTCACGATGCATGATCATCGCGTCGTCCAAGGTGAAATTCGACAAAATATCGTTGAGCTCGCGTCGGTAGGAAGACATTGGACTCATCTCCAGCAACAACTCCTCCTTCAGCTTCCCCCATCCGATCGAGACGATTGAGCCTGGAATTCGGTTTCGTTTTTTGTAACGCTTGACTGAAAGTTTGTCAAACTGGTCGTACCTTCGTTTCGGACTGGACAGCCCAAACACCCTAGATTTAACCACGCGTGTATTCATTGCTATTCTTACACGGTAAATGGTTAAATTGGTTCTGCTTGAGTTTCCACTCTCACGATTATAGATGTTTTTGGTCGGTATGATATGCATATTCGTCGGTCGTTTAAAATTTGACAAGAGTTTAAAACGTTAACCCTTATTATATTCTGAATAATCGTTCCACCAAAACTCATATTCGATGCATCTGCTGCGAAGCCGTCCTCTTGATGTTTGAACTGCGGTTTCGCTTTTATTCGACCGTGGGCGCCACAGTCGTCGTGGGCGCCATAGTCGTCGTGGGCGCCATAGTCGTCGTGGGCGCCATAGTCGTCGTGGGATCCTTATCAGATTTGAACAAATCAAACAGGAACGCAGCCTCTTTGCGTTTGTTCATGGAACAGAGGAGGGACATGCTGACTGCGACAAGTACCATTGAGACGAAAACGAGCACGTAGGTTAGCTTGTTTTGATTCGTTTTCAGCTTTAGAGATTTTGAGGACGACGTCATGTGTTTACTAGTACAATAGAAATTAGTCGGTGGTTATTTCAGTTGTGATGAGCGAAAAACGCCAAAACACCAAAGATGAGGTCTAAAACCAGTGGTATCGCTGCGTGAGGGCTATTCAAAAGCACGTTCAGGATAAACCACGCATAAAACAAGCCATGAACGATTCTAAACTCTTTCCACCATATTGGTTTCCCAAACGTCTCGACACCGACCTCTCTGGTGTTGGTGATGTAGAGATAAAAGAAACCAATCATCGGAAGTGTAAGTAAGGCTGCCAGCTCGCGTTTAAACCGTGTGGTGGCTACGTAAATGAGCAAGGCACGGGTGGGCACACATCCCATCAGAAATAACATCATTCGTTTTTGAACGTCGGTCAATCCCATTTACATTCTATTCCAAAAAAAACAATTTAAACGTTGGCATATTATACCATTACAATGCCCTACTTGTATAATATCACACCAAACTCTAGCTACGTAACCGTACTGGAAGTGTCTGCGATCAAACGCGAGACACTACACGATGCCACCGTGTACCAAATCGACCTTTCCAGTCCTACAAACGACGCCATAGTACCAGGCTTTCGTGAGGCAGACCGTTTGGTCGGGGATCAGCAATTTATCGATGATCTAGCGGCACTTTGTCCGATGCGCCTATAGCCAATACTATTTAAAAATAATGGGCAAATCTTTTTTCCCACAAAGGATTTGGCTTATGGCCAAATAGTGGCCAACTATTTAGGTCAACACAAGGAATTTGGGACAGGGCATCCTGTATATCAAGAAGAACCTTGTCTACGTCCGCCTCCGCGTTGACGACGGTCACGCTACTGACGGGGGAGTTGTTGTACAGCCCGTCGTACTCTTTATGAATCTTTCTCAGATAGTCGAGGGATATGCCCGATTTTTCGGTGCTCCTGTTTCTGCGGCTGACTCGTTCGAAACACGTCTCCGGTGATGACCGCAAATAGATAACATAGTCCGGTTTCCACACGTTTTTTTCATTCAATAACACCGAGTACTCGTCGTCTGTCAGCTGATTGTCCGCGTGAAGAACTTTGGCAAACACATTCAAGCTTTCGAAGGGGCTTCGTTCAATTACCGTCGCGTCGGCTGCGTCAAGAGTAATATCTCCACCCGAGTCCTCCCACATATCGTTGTAGGATTTTAGAATTTGGAGTTGAAGCGGCAGCGCGTACTTGGACGGGTCGGAGTAAAACGCGTCCAAATAAGGCTTCCATTCGTCAACCGGCTCCTCGATAAACTTCATGGTTGACTGGAGTGGTTGAATGTGTTCAGAACCCTCCCGAGTCCACCGTGACCTCAAATTGGTCATCACGGTTGACTTTCCACACCCGATGTTTCCGGAGATAGATATAATCGTCGACATTGTCGTTTCATTATACTGTCGGCGGATCCTTAAAGTGGAAAAAAAACAAAATTGTGTTTCAAAAGAAACGATGACTTGGGAAGCGGAGCAAGAAAACCTGTTGAAAGACTGGGCCGAAAAGGCGAGGTACTACGCTTGGATGCATTACGAATCGCATCAGTACTTCAACACGCTCACGAACAGACTCACCATTCCATTGATAGTCATCTCGACCGTCACCAGCTCGGCGAACTTCACAATGGTCGGCTATGAACCTACTGGAAAAAGCATGGTGTCTGTTGGCTTTCCGTTGGCTATGGGCCTTCTCGGCATGGTGACGGCGGTGCTCTCAGCTAGTTTGAAAACGTTCAAGACGACTGAAATGGCGACCGAACATTTTGCGATGTACAAACATTTCAACTCGTTGTTCAGAAACATCACCATGGACCTCAGTCTTCCCTCTGCGCAACGAAAGCCTCCCCAGGAACTGTGCAACGTGTACCGCTACGACTTTGACCGTCTCATCAACGAATCGCCAACCATTCCGAACACCATCGTTTCAAAGTTCAACAATCAATTTCCATTCGTAAAAAACAAACCCGAAATCACGAACGACTTTGGAAAGGTTGTCATCCACGGACGCAATAAGATGCTAGCGTGTTCTGAAGCCACTTTTCGTAAAATCAGGCAGTTCTACAAGTATCGATACTACGTCCTCAGTAAAGACGCCAACACCGGAAGGAAGCCGTATCGCGCTCCGTTGCCTCCCGTCAGCCTCTATAACAGGTCAATAATCAACGTTATTTAGCCAATCGCCCAACGCGTCGACAGTACAGTCACAAAATAACACACGCGGTTGAAATCACACGTCATATTTTTGTATAGTATGGAACACATATTGAACACTGTTTGGGTCGGTGATGTCTTTATAAGCGACGTAGTAGTAATATGGTTTTGAATGTTTAGTTCCCACTGTCCGCTCTATCGGCAGGTGGTCCCCTCCGCCCCCTCCACGACTCGCGCGCACCCTCGCCCGTGACTGTCTGATCGAAGGTCAAAAAAAATGTGTTGTGACCTCAATGAAGGTTTTGACTCATCTGGTTCTACTGATTCACATACTTTTCCTGACCGTGTGTATGTGGGGAGCCCCCTTCATCATATTCTTGCTCAACGACAAATGCCAGATGACCAAACTGATGATTGGTTGGATGTTGCTCATGTTGGGGCAATTCGGTCATTGGAAGTTGTTGAAGCATGAGTGTATATTGTCCCTTATTGAAAAAAGGTCGGAAGACCCGTCGTACGTTATGGGGTCCGACCCAGGCAAGTCGTATGTTTGGAAAACGATGAACAAATTGCTGTGTCTGGATCTTTCTGAAAATGAATGGAAAACCTTTCATTACGAATTCACGAAAATGAACGTTCTATTGGGGATCGGGTTCGTCACAATGGGTAACAAATGCGCAGCCAAACACAAATTGCTAAAAGCGGTGGCGTTCATCATCGCCGCGAATTCCACGAACCGTTTTCTGGAAAGCCAGCGAAATGCAATTCCGAAATAGTAGTTTAAAAGACTGAATGGTGTATGTCGGTAATGAACATCCGTATTTGCCATCATGAAACACAAGGGCTGGCGAACGACGCGACGATATTGAAACGTGCCGTCATGAACAGGTACCCAACTGCGTCTATTGAGGTAGTTCATTATCCTGAGCAAAGCCTATATTCGGCGTCTGGTGACTTGAGACCACAAACGGACGTACAGTTATTCCTGGAGCATATTCACCCTTCATACATGAGCTCTTCATCGAACAACATCCTCGTCCCAAATCCAGAATGGATGAACCAAATGGACGAGAAGTACGCAGAGTCACTCTGCGTATCGAAGATCGTGGCCAAAACCAAGTCGGGATACACCGCCTTGCGAGCCAAATTTGGAACGAAGGTTTGTTTTTGGGGTTGGACATCCATTGATCGGCTCGACGAAACTGTGTGGAAGACGTATGACGAATGTATCCATGTCAAAGGATGTTCTCCATACAAAAATTCACAAATACTGGTCAATCTTTGGGTTCAGCATCCAGAGTGGCCGTTGCTCCATTTGATCACTTACGGAGATCCCGATCATAACGGCTACCTAGAGCTCAACAAAGATTTTGTAAATGTTACCGACAACATACGGTTGTATCAACGAAAGGTTGACGAACCCGAACTCACGCGATTGATGAACCGTTCAGGAATTCATATTTGTCCGAGTCAAATGGAGGGATTTGGACACTACATCAACGAAGCTCGATCATGTGGTTCATATGTGATCACGACAGACGGCGAGCCAATGAACGAGTTGGTGTCCCATGACATTGGGAGTTTGGTCGCGGCGGATACGACAACCAAACAGTGCATATCGAAACGACACGGCGTGTCCCCTACACAGCTGGAACGAGTTATTGAACAAACTCTCGCAAAGACACACGATGAACTCGCGACGAAATCAAAATCCGCGAGAACGCGCTTTGCCAATGAGAAACATCTGTTCGTAGAAAATATTGTGTTATAGCAATGAAAATTACAATTCCCATAGTTATCAGCATACTTGTAATATGTGGTGTTTTAGTTTACATCGTACTCATGGCGATGCTAAAAAAAGCCGACGGACCCTCGGAGGAAGAAAGACAAGAAATGTTAGGTGTACAACAATATATGAAGGATTTGGTTACCCAATATGATTGCCCAGATGCATCAATGCGACCCGTTCGAGGAAACAATAAAGATACTTTCGAGTGCGGCTATGGCACCGCTGAAGAACAATTAACATTAGAAGAAACTGCAGATGGTAAATTTTGTTGCGCGGAAAACATACAGGAACAAAAAGAAACGTTTGAAGAATGGATGTCGAAGATGATCATTGATTTCCTCAAAGAAGAACTTATACAACAGATTGTTTATAGAGTCGCCACATATAGTAAAAGACTCGCTAAACTCGCCAAAACAAAAGCCGGTAAAGCCGGTAGAGGGATTGCCAGGCTGTCTAAAACGGGGAGAAGCGCAGCCAGCCGAGCGTATGCAAAGGCGATGCAGAAGGTTGGGCTGCGAAAGGCGGGTGCGCGGGCCTCAATTCGGGCGAGCAAGGCAGGGGCCAAGGCAACGAAGGAGGGTGCAGAGGCGGCAGCGAAGGTGCTCGCCAAAGAGAGTGGTGAGGTTGCAACAAAAGCAGGCACGGGAGGAAAAGCCGGATGGGGTATGTTCTGGTACGACGTCTTTTCTTTGGCACTAGATATGTGGGACCCCATGGAGTACAATTCATTTGTCGAAATGGGATATATGGAACGTGTACGAGCTTGGTCGGTTGCGGCCAGCCAGCAATCCTGGAATATGGCTGGACAACCGTGGCCTCCCAGGTCGCACAACCTCCTGGTTGACAGAGACAGTGAACAGTCCTTGACCGACTTTGAAATCTATAACAAGGAGTACAGCCAGGAACTCCAAGCAAAACGAGAAAAGGATGAAAATTGGATCTCGTTGAACACTTATATAACCGCCTATATCGACGATATAGTGTTAAAGGAAATTGGCGTTAAAGAACCCGAGCACTATTACAATCTGACAGATAGCCAGCGCAGAGACCTACTGACTCACCCCGATTGCGTCGAAGTGATTGTGGGACCTGAGGACGCCTTCCTTGAACAAATAGCGGACGAATTCCCAATCTTCAAAGAATTCCCAACCACTCTAGACATGGCGTTGGCTCCCCACGAGGAGATCCGAAACGATTTTATCATCAAGGAGGTTTTGATGGAATGCGAGATGTTGTTAAAAACGATCGAGGTGGAGAATACGATACGTGAACCGTGGGGCCTCTCTTACATCGACCAGGTCACGGGCGAGGTGGACTATGAAAGACTCGAACCCGGACCCACTTACGACCCGACATTGTTGGATAAGCTCGGCTGCGAATGGTACAATAAATTTGAAAAACCGTTAACAGGGTTCGGAACAGTGTACACGGAGGGTGTGGGTATTACCTTGGACGAAGTGGGATGTCAACGTGAAAAGGAGCGACTCGACAGGGACTACACCGGCTGTCAAGAAAGAATGAACGCCATAAAAGATCGAGGTCCTGACTGGGTTCGACCCACGATCGCTCCTGATTCGGACCTGGCTAACCTTTTTGGTGGAGCCGGTGAACCACTCGTTGATGAGGAAGACTGTGACTGGGCAAGTGCAACGGCTTACTGGACGGACGTCTATTGGAAACGGGATCCAGTCAATCCAGGAGATCCAAAAGAACCCAATGTCGTTGCCGTGAAGCTACCGAACAAGGCTTGTTTGAATCATAATCTACGCGCGCAGCGTGATATTTGCCACGGTGAATCGATGGATTTCGAGAACGGGACATGGCGAAAGTCAGCCCAGCGTGTAAAGGGAACGTGGAACGACGACCTCCTGCTATGCAACTACAGCAAGGCCTATTGCGCTGATATGGGTTTTCAGCATACAACTACGACGAAAAAAGTGTTCCCAACTGACCCAGGCACTCCGATTACCAATTGCAAAATGTATCCTGGTCAGAGCGTTGTCGAAGCGCTTTTCGGAGTAACGGTCTCACGTGAGGTCGTTAAAGGACTCATTATAGTGCTGAATCAGAGCCCGAAGCAGAGTGCACGTGATGCGAAAAATGGAAAAAACTGGGCTCTGACGGCCGTATACTACGGAACTCCTGTGGGAACTGTGGCCGAAATGGCAAATCTTGTAACCGATCCAGAAAAATATATCAAAAACGCGAGAAAGGATTTGGTAAAAAAGAGAGAACTAATCGAGGCTGCACTTGTTTCAGCGGAGGACATGTTTCAGGAGGCAGGCGGTACGATTGAAGGCTATCTTGAGAAGGTTCCCCTACTTGCCGAAGTGCAGGATAGGGTCCAAGGAACCTTGGAGGAACAAGCGAAATTTCTTGAAATGGCTGTCCAGCATCTGCCCCTTGCCGAAGCGACGCTGGTTGCTGATCGAGCGGTAAAGAAGGCAGAGGAGGCGCTTGATGAAGCGGCAGATATAGCAGCGGAAAAAGCAGAGGCGGCGGCGGAGTTAGCCGAAATGGTATTATATGAGACTGGTACAGTGCCAGCGTTGGAGGCGGCCGAACAGCGGATAGAGGATCTTGACAGAGCGTTAGGTCTGGCGAATGCTCGCAAGGAGGCGGCTATAGTTGTGGAGGAGGATGCGGTGGCGGCGGTTCAGGCGGTATGGGATTTGAAGGAAGTTGAAGACTTGAGGGTGTTGAAGATTGTTGGAGGGGATGCTACAGAGGGTGTAGCAACCGTAACGGAGGATTTTTATGAGGGCGGATTGGGTGATTTCCTTAACGATTTCGATTCCTCAACAGGTACTACTGCTTACCTCAGCGATCAGGTAACTAACGTAGGAGATGGACTTGTTTATGTGGGAGGTGACGCTACGGAAGCTGCAGCTGACGGTCTTACAGTGGTGGCGGATGCGGTGGGAGATTTTGCTTCACCACTTGTTGAAGAATTCGTTGAGGTACTTCCTGAGCCTCCTAAGTGCGTTTGGCCTTTTTGCTGACCTCCCTAACCCGCTGAGGTAGAGATGATTTAAACCCAAGGTCTTTTTATTTGATATTAATGATTGTCTTGTTTTGTGGTTATCATGGTAGTGGGAAAACCTCGTGTGCAAACTACCTCAGCTTCGTGCATGAATTTCGTCACTACAGACTCGCAACGACTTTGAAGGACATGGTACGCATCGGATTCGGCTTCACGGACGCGCAGCTCGATGGTCCAGAAAAGGACGAGGTGTGTTCCGAGCTAGAGGTCACTCCGAGACAAGTGTTGCAATTTGTCGGTACGGAACTGTTTCAGTTTGAACTTCAAAAACTACTTCCGCATTTAGGCCGCGACTTTTGGCTGCACCGGTTGACAAAAGAGCTACGCGCCACACGCGGTGAGCAAAACGTGGTTATTTCAGACCTCCGCTTCGTGCATGAGCTGGATTTCATCAGGCGTTCCTTTCCGAAAGAACAGATTGTTGTGGTCAAGTTGATTCGGGGTTCGATCGTCTTGCAAAACAACAAGACCCACCCGTCCGAAGATGAACACAACAAACTGTTGTACAACTACATCGTTCCTAACAACGACGGGATTACGGAGCTGTATGCAAAGATGGATCAACTCGTGCGTCTCACACCAGAATGTCATTTGATGCACCTGATCGACATATCATAGGGAGCGTCACACGATTCTCCGTAAAAATTTTTTTATTTAGGTACAGTAATACCATGTCGTACCGAAGTCCTTCCAGCAAAGCCAGCGACAATATGATGGCCAAAATTCAACTCGGTCTATTTGCATTAGGATGTTTCGCTGTGTTCGTTCTCTTCGTAATCTACGAAGTGATCCCTCGACTCAGTGACTCGGAAGAACGCTTTTCCCATTGACCCAGTCGATTCGGACGAGTTCAGTGTGCTTGCTTTTCTTCGTTGCGAGACGTTTGACTTTGTTAACACCATGTAATTGAATGACCTCACGGATAGTGAGTGGTGTAGACCGATCGACACGTTTACTCGGTCGACACGCGTGTTGTCTGCGCTTACCCTCGCCGCAATTCTTCTTCAAACCCTTCAGGTGCGAGAGAACGTCGATCCATTCTTCTTGAAGCCACTTTTTGGTCAACGAAGGTCGCTTCTTCCCCTTATACGTACCGCCGCGTTTGACGTACTCCTTAACGATCGCCATCGAACGAAACACGCTGGTGGTTTCACCGTATCTCTTCGATACGTTTCGTTTTACTCGCGCATAGAGTGTGGGATCGGTCGGTGAAGACATGATTGTACTAACGCAACACGATAATTTGAACTCGTCGAACAGGTTTAATCGCATTATAGCACCGCCGTGCGCGAACGTTACGATCTAATCAACATAATCAACTAATTCTCCAGTTGAATCAGTTTGAAATACCGCGACAGGTCCAATCAGCTCATCGTGAACAAACTCTTTGAAACCAAGCGCTTTCAAGGTATCTTCGCCAAACACCATCCGTTCCGACGGATGCGTGTCGAAATATTCATCCGACTGACGAACGAGCAACAAGTCCTTTTCGATACAAGCTCCACATATTGTGAATAGCGTGTGTCCGAAAACGTCTTTGGGACTTTTAGCATACACGTAGAGTAAATCACCCTCTGCAGGACGAATCAGCGCTACTTTGACTGGACGTTCTACGAACATGACACTTACATTCGAAACCAAGGGTGTTTTTAAATCGATTAATGATCACTCTCAATTCCCTCGAGGTTGCCACTGCGAGACGTGGTTGAAATTTCGCGTTCACGGAACCCATTTGCGAGTGCAGCGCGTACAAATATGGAACTAGCAACAGTCGCCCAACCCTGTCGTTAATGATAAGCACGTTGATTGCGAAAACACTGGTGAGGAGCAGCAACGTCAAATATCCCCTTGTGCGTTGATGGGTGTCTTCTCCAACAGACTTGGTCGTCCAGATTGAATTCACAAACAAATTGAACACACTCGTCATCAACCCGATCTGATAACGATTGGATTATATACGAACCGTGCGTTGCAAAAAGGAACCCCATTGGAAAAAAAGGGTATGCGTTTGGTTTCCGCGTACGGTTTGTCGCTCAAAACGTGCGTGAGATTTGTCACTTGGTTGATTGGTATTATGCAACCACAATTATTATATGCACACAGTGTATAATGGAAAACAAACGAAAAAAAGTTATCAACCTTGCTAAACAGTTCGACGCAGTGGTAACGTTCAAGAAACCCCGCCCGAGCAACAAGCCCACCGCCTCCAATGAGGCTCTTGCTCGCAAGCATCGCGAGTTTGAACAAAAAAAACAAGCGAGATTGTTCGCACAAGCGTACCGTCAGTCCAAGCTTGGTGCCAAGTACACCGCACGATGGAAATCGCAGATTCAACGGAGCAAACAATCGGTCGATCGAAAGGCGACAGAACTTCGAAAGAAGCGTCTCGGTGCAAAATACGCGTCTATTTGGCAGAGAGCCATGCTTCCTCGAGACTGGCCGAAGAATTTAGCCAACGATGAAGTACAAAATTACATGTTTGCGTACATGCGCGGCAAAAAGAATACACAGCCGCTACCATCCTCGCCACTGATTTCGAACGAAAATCGATGCAAACCACTGTCGTCGACCACCAAGACGACCGCACGACTAACCCGTTCTCAGTCGTTGTTTCACAGTGTCGCGAAAGGAATCAACACCTCATCCGATCGCGGCCTTCTCGCTTGGCATTCCACTGGATCGGGAAAGACGCTTACCCAAGCTTGCGCAATCCACGCGTATTGGAACACCACAAAGCCGATCGTGGTGTGCACGTCTGTGGAGGCCAAAGCGGCAAATCCACCCGACCAGTACCTTTTGTTGTTGAAGCGATTCTTCAAAATGAATATCACGCTCTCGCAACTGAAAGCTCGCGTTCAGTTCCTCTCGTTTGCACAACTGGCGCATCGACTGGCGATCAGCCGCGCGTGTCAGAAATGTGACCGCGACTTTTTGAACAACGCGGTGCTGTTGATTGACGAGGTGCAGAATCTATTCAAACCGCTCCCCAATCAACGCAGTGAACATGAGGCGCTTGTGCGGTTTCTCAAGACGAATGAAGTTCGAACACAAAAGTTGAAGGTGTTTATCTTCACGGCGACGCCTGGGGACACGCCTCGCGAAGTGGCGACGTTACTCAGTTTGATTCGCAAACGCTCGGCGCCTCTTGTTTCGTCCACTAATCTTGAAGAGTTTCAGGAGGGAGTGAAAGGCTTGGTTATGTACCTTGACACGAACAACGATACGTCCAGATTCCCTAAAGTCCGGACGGAACGGCATGTGGTTACCATGTCGAACGCGCAGTACAAAGACTACCTCGACGCGTATAAAAAGAACATGGCTAAAGAAAACCCACGAGTACCGTTCGCCCTCGCGCGTCGATACGCGGGCACGCGGCTCAAATTCCCCGACGATGGCGATTTGCAAACGTACAGCGCCAAAATGGTGAAGTTTCTGAGCACCATTAACAAACATCCGTCGCAGAAACACTACGCGTATTCTGCCTTTTACGAAAAAAGAGGTCAACAAGGTGTCATTGGAATGGCAATCGCGTTGGAGTCGAAGGGATATGAGAAGCTAACCCCCGCGGTCGCTTCCACCTTGCTAAAAAACCTGGAATCAAAACGACCCGTGTCTCAAAAGAAGCGTTATTGTCTGCTCATCACGACGGACGTGCCCGACAAACGAAAGATGATGGACCTATTGAACGTGTACAATCACCCCGCGAATCGAAACGGCGAATTGTGTCACGTGCTTCTCGCGAGCCAAAAGTTCAACGAGGGATTGGACTTAAAGGCGGTCCGCCACCTTCACGTCTTCGAACCCCTACTGACGAAAGGGATGATGCAGCAAGCGATTGGACGCGCCCGTCGATACTGCAGTCATTCGCAGTACCCCTCCAGGACCAGCTGGACCGTCGTCGTCCATGAGTATATGAGCAAGCACCTCGGGAACGACGCACCACAGATTAACGATAAAATTTTGGCGGAACAAACCGACTCGGAGAGCCTCTTCGGTCAAATGTTGCATATTATGAAAAATGAGGCGATCGACTGCAAAGTGTTTCGCAAATTTCATAATCAGAGCGAGACGCAAGTGTCGTGTTCGCATGCCGCCGAGGATCCCGCGGAAAAAAGTGGGTACCGAACCCCTTCGATCAGTCCGGAAGAAATTCCTAATTTGCCGTCGGTTCCGAAGCGACCATGGTATGGTCTACCAAAGCTTCCTTCGGTTCCGAAAACGTCTCCGAAGCGACCGTCGCCAGGTCTACCTAAGCTTCCTTCGGTTCCGAAAACGTCCCCGAAGCGACCGTCGCCAGGTCTACCCAAGCTTCCTTCGGTTCCGAAAACGTCTCCGAAACGACCGTCGACGTTCCGGAAGCGCACCAAGATGCGTGTGTATCAAACGGTGACGAAACCTAAGGGTGCGGTGAACATGGCTATGAAACTGATGGGGTTCGGAAAGCGTCGGGTGTACGTTTGATTGCACGATTCCCTCAAACGAGTTTTTTAAAAATAGTTAAATAATATATATAGAATGAACAACGCGTCAGTATCTCCGGCATTGAAAAAGCGATGTGCCGAAAAAGGTATCGCACTTCACGAGACCGCCACACTTAAGCTGAAGAGTATCGACAAACTTCGACGACAATGCTCATCGACCGACAAGCGCACCCGACCCAACCATAACGCGGTTCGTCTCGGGGTGCTTCCGTACGCCGACCGCGCATACGCGATTTACATGGGTCAACCGAAGATGTCAAAGGCTAAAGCACTGTCACTGGCAAAGAACCCACAATGCACTCCCTCATCGCCGAACGTCGCGGGCCCCAGCAAAAAACCGTCGAACAACAATGTAGTGTCTCCGGCATTGCAAAGACGTTGTGCCGGAAAGGGTATCGCACTTCGCGACGCCACCACACTTAAGCTGAAGGGCATCGACAAACTTCGACGACAGTGCTCGTCGACCAACAAGCGCACTCGACTCAACCAGAACGCGGTTCGTCTCGGGGTGCTTCCGTACGCCGACCGCGCATACGCGATTTACATGGGTCAACCGAAGATGTCAAA